GCTTAATTGCGGTGCTGCGGTAAGGCAGTGGTATGTAGATGTTTCCGCGTATATCCGGACGACAGGGTCTTTGCGCCCGTACTTAACGGTAGAGGTTGATGACAGCGAGACAGTCGGCGTTACGATTAGGAATTGCACACCGGCAAGCGGGTCAATCTCGAAGAAACAGGACAACAGGTTTTCGTGGCTCGCGCTCGGATCGTCTCTAACGTATCCAGAAGTAGTGCAAGCATCTGCTGTTTTTCGCTGGAGGGCTGGGGATTCCGGGAGTATCCACGAAATTTCAGTAGCCGGGGAGTCGCGAAGCGTGACCGTTCCGGCAAACACATTCACCGCAGATGAAATCCAATGGCAGGTTGCTGTGACGGCAAACTCCGGCATTGTGACAACATCGGAATGGATGGCGCTATCAACGCTCGATGTCAAACCGGAGGCGAAGGTAATTAGCCCGCAAAATACGATTGTCGATGCGTCGGCTGACAATCTCTTTATGTGGGAACACATTATTTCAACCGGAACGGCGCAGAGCAAAGCCGAACTGCAAAAGAGTGTAGACGGCGAGACGTGGGAGCCGCTGGCGACGGTCACAGGCGCGGAAACGCAGTGGAAATGCCAAGCAGGGACGATCACGTCCAGCGTAAAATACTGGCGTGTGCGCACATATAACGCGGACAGCGTGGCAAGCGATTGGAGCGATGCAGCGCAGATCGTAGTAATATCTGCCCCGCCGACGCCGATCGTTCAGATACTGACAGCGGGAGCAAAGCCGGCTGTGTCGTGGCAG